CCGTCTACGCCGTTGCACTGCCAGTGACAGCAGATGACGTAATCCGCGCCCTCTGCGGTTTGCGGGATGCAGTTAAGAACCGAGATGTTCCATGTGATTACCGTAGACATTTAATTATGCTCCTTTCAGCAAAGCCATTTCGGCTTCCAGTTTCTCAATACGGGCCATTGCTTCTTGCAGGGCGACGGCGGCTTTTATTAGCAAGATGGACGATTTGACCGACTTGGTAGTGGTGCCAAGGTCGTTGCCCTCTGCGTCACGGTCGGCATGTTCGTCAACCAACCCCGGCGAGGTCTGCTCAAGTTCCTGCGCCACAACACCCAACTGCGTGATTTGCTGCGGGTCATCCTTCATCTTGAACTTGCGGAACCGCACAGCCTTTATGTCTGCCCATTGCGAACCCGCGTCCACAATATCGGTTTTCATCTTGGCATCGGAAATAGCGCCGTATGAATTGTTGGTGTTGGTGACATTGCCGTTGTTAAAAACATTAAAAGTATTGACGGCATTGGCAGTCCCGTACAAAAACAAAGCGTTTGTTCCCGCTGCGCGAGCGGTTGAAAGCGAAATGTTTGAACCAACTTGACTTCCGTTTGTATTTGAAATAACAACTGTATCACCAGTTTGGTCTGTTCTTAATTCGTGATAAGCAGCCGTGCTGCCCTCATACGTCCCCGCATTGCTAAACTTGCTATAGCCCCCCGAGGTGATGCGGGCGCGTTCGGTAAGAGATGCGTCAAGCGCAGTGGAGAAAGTTAAAATTCCATCATTTGCAGACGCGCCGCCGCCAGTCTTGGTTCCGGTAATTCGCGCCAAATCTCCATTGCCGTTAATCCACGAAATATAACCAACGTTTTCACCTGCGTTATAAAGACGTATATATTCGCTATCAGATGAACTGTTCGTAGTTGTTTGAAGGTTTAGTTTTGCGCTGCCGGTTGTTCCACCGACAAACAAATTTGAACTCGCATCCAGCGTCATCGCCTGCGTGAGAGATTGTGACGCGCCTGCGCCAGAACTGTTGCTTACTGTAGATACATAAAACGCATGCGTACCTGCGTATTGCCGATACCGTGTGGCATATCCATTACCGATAAACTTGTCATTAAACGAACTGTCAATATACGAGTTCTGCCCAATGAAAATGCGGTCATTGTTGTATTGAAAGAACGACCCGCCGCCATTCTGCAATGCTTGACTACTAGCCCCCCACGCACTCGGCGTTACGCCCAGACCGAGGTTGCCATCTTTAGTCAAATCAAGAAGCGTTGTCGCGTTGTACAACACCAGAAGGTCATCATTGGCGTTGGAAAAAGTGCCTTGAAATGTCCAACTGTTTGTATCAGCGGTAAGTTTTAAATACGGGTTGTTGCCAGAACCCGAAGTCTTAATTTCTGCGTATGGATTACCGCTAGTGTTGACGAAGATATTCCCTGCAACTTCCAACTTTTGACCCGGCGAACTCGTCCCGATGCCGACGTTAATCCCCGACGCTGTGTAGAGCGTGGTGGAGGTGAGGCTCATTTTTTCAGTGCCGTTAAATCCAAACCGCAACGGATTGACAAACGTGGCGGATGCTGGAACTTCAATTTGCCAGCCGCCGCCATATGCCTGAAAATCAATGCCCACAAGTGCGCTTGCGCCAGAATTTTGATTCTGAATGAGCAACTTCGTGCCAGCGTTTTGGTCTTTTCTAACCTCCAGCGGAGACCCCGGCGTACTTGTCCCGATGCCGACGTTAGTTCCATCAAATACAAACGCACTCCCCGACGTCGCCACCTTGCTGCCGTTCAAAAACAACACGCCGTTGGCGGTGCCGCCGTTGAGCGTTACCGTCGAGGAGGTGGTAAGCGTCGTGAACGCGCCGGTCGATGCGCTGCTCGCGCCGATGCTTGTGGCATCAATGGTGCCGCCGTTGATGTCGATCGTAGTGACCGCGCCGCCGTTCGAGACCGTCGCGCCGCTAAAGGACACCGTGCCCGATGCCGTAAGGTTAGTGAACGTGCCCGCTGCGGCGGAGTTTGCGCCGATGGTTGTGCCGTCGATCGCGCCGGAATTGATATCGACGTTTGTTACGCCCGCGGTCATTCCTGCGCCGACGAGTGCGCTGGCGGTGATCTTTTTCGTCTCCGTTGCGCTCGTGTCCACAATCGGGAGCACGTCCGTTGAGGCGGCTACGTCTCCTTGGGCGAGCGATGTCAGTGCGCTGATTTTTTTATCGGCCATGCGTTATCTCCATCCGTTCATCCACCCGCCGCGAGAAGGCACGGGGCGACGTTGTGGTTTTTGCGGTTGTACTGTGACTTGCGTTTCGGTAACTGGTTCGACCTTGCGGTTCGGCAATATCATCGGCCCGTTGCGTCCTATGAATGCTGCGTAGGCGTAGACCAAGCAGTCGAGGGCTTCCGTGCGACTGCCCGAGGAGCGCGGCTTATAAGACCGCACGCGCCGCCCCTGCACCATGCGATAGATCAATGTCTCGGCGGTCAATTGGTCAAAATAGACCTCATCGACCGAGACGGGAAAATGAATGTATCCCGCCCCCGGTTGGTGTACGCGCTTCATGCGCCCGTACAGCACGTCTTTGGCTGTATCAACACCGACTATAAAAACCTGCGCCGAGGTTTTCCCTGCCCGTCCCGCTGACTTCGGCCAGATCAACCGACCGAAGCCACCGGCTCCCTTGATCGCCCACACGCGCCGCGCTTTGCGTTTAGCGCAGTAGGCATAGACTTGCTGCGTGAAGTGACCGCCAGAGTCGATAGCCTGGGCCTCGATCAGTAGCGGTCGTCCGTCTTCGGTCTCGCGTTTGCGAGCCATGTATCCGTCAAGATCGTGCCACAGCGAATCGCTGCCAGGATCACCTCGCAGTACGCCGTGCTCGACAATCCATGTCTCCTCGTCCTTGCCGAAGCCGACGATAGTTACCTCTAGCCGGTCGTCCTGTACGTCTACGCCAGCCGTGAGCATCAGCACCTGTTCTGGGATGCTCTGTGCGGTGTACGGTTCGCGTCGCTGCGCGAGTCCTACCGTCTCCACCTGTTCGCCGCGTTCCTCGTAGGTTTCCCCAAGCGCCGTGTTTATCCACGTTTGCAGCGTTTCGGGAAACCTTTTCGCTTGAATAAACGCGACCGCCATCTCCGCCCATGTAGACCACGGAGAGTACAACTCGCTTATGTGGAACGATGCGATACCCGAGAATGGCTTGCTCCCGCGCCACTCGCCCGCCTGTAACATCTCCGCCTTGTCCGCCTCGGTCAGTATCGCACCGCACGCCACACAGACGTACTCGGCTAACTCTGGCTGACCCTCGGGCCATTTAACCTGTGCCCACACGAGCCGCTGGAACTCGCGGCAGTGCGAGCATGGCACATAGTAGAACCGCTGGTCGCCCGACTCGAAACCGGCCTCGATGCGGCTCGATCCTTTGATGGTCGGGGTCGATCCTGCCAAGACTTTGCGACTCCAAAACGTAGCCGTTCGCTTACGGCCCAGCGAGATCGGATCGCCCTCTGTGCCCGCGCTCGACGGATACCTGTCTACCTCATCGAATAACACGATCCGAATGGGCCGCGAGGCCAGACCCGAAGGACTATTCGCTCCGGCCACCGTCAGATGCCCGCCGGTGAACTTCTTGTGCAGCAGCGTGTTGCCGCTGTCGCGTGCCTTGGGGTCTGCGATCCGTTCGGCCAGTGCTGGCGTGTCCCGCACCATCGGTGCGAATCTGTCTTTGCTCCACGACTCGGCCATCTCTAGCGTCGGCTGCACGAGCAGCATCGGCGCAGGGTCTTGGTGAACGTGATACCCAATCACGTTGTTGAGAATCTCCGTCCAGCCTACCTGTGCGGATTTCTGAATCCAGACCTCTTTGACCGTTTCATCCGTGACGGCATCCATAATGCCGCGTTGGTACGGTGCTCGAGAGGTACGCCATACGCCGGGTTCGGCGGATGCCTCGCTAGATAGTCTCCGGTATTGGTCGGCCCACTGGCTCACCGTCAATTTCGGTGGCGGCTTGAGAATCGACACTAGCCTCTGTCGAATCTGCGGCAAGTTCATCAAGGGCTGAATAGACTTCTGCTCTAATTCTGCCGACGATGATTGCTGGCTCTGCTGTGTTGACAAGTTGTGGCCCTAGTTTGGTAGGCATCGAAAGTAATTTCGCACGAACCGCAGCGAGCACTCCCGACCACATCTCAATCATTTGTTTTGTGTCGGCCAACTCTCCGCGTCGCACTCGATTTTCGGTTTCGACTTTTTCGGCTTGCGCGGCTGCGAGTCTTTCGCGCTGATTGTTATGCTCGCGCTCTCCGTTGCCGCCAGAGGATCGTTGCAAAAACCACGCGACGAACTCTTGCGCGTTGTATGTCCCATCAGCATTGCGTGGCGCGTCGGCCCAGTCGCGGATGCTGCGCGAAGTTACACCGCAGATAAAAGCAATCTGCTGCTGATTTAACTTCGTAAGTTCAACGTCTGCTGCGCCGCGGTTAGCCATGCGATTGTTTCATGGAAGGAACACTAGAGAGTTTTTTATCTAGGAAAACATCGGGGTCCGAATTACC